GAAATTTGTGTGGAACGGCGAGGTCCGCACGCTGCGCCAGTGGGGACACAAGCGTTACCGGAAAGGCCGCGCCATTATCGGGCGCGACCCTGACCGTGGCGGCGCGCTGAGGACGTTTTACCGTGATGATATTGAGCGATACATCGCGGTATCGTCCATGTCTGCCCGCCAGACCAGCAAAAAAAACACGCCGATGTTCGCGCGTCTTCGCACATACCGCTGGTTAAAAATGCGCTCAGATGCGGAAGGCGCTGTTGTGGGCTTCGATGGCCTGGCTGCGCGGATTGCCCGCGTGCATCAGGCAGGGTTACGCGACGAGGTGGCTCCGGGCGTGATGACCACCTACCCGGTGCGTGAACTGCTGGGTATCACGGCAGCCGACGAACGCCTGGTACATGACACGATTATCCGCTCCCTGAGGAGCGCGGCACGATGACAGCGGAAATCATGCGACTGCTTGCAAACATCATCCGCACGGGCGTGATTTTTGCCGTGGACGAAACCACGTGGCGCGTTCGTGTGCGCAGCGGAGAGCTGGAAACCGACTGGCTGCGCTGGAACACACCACGCGCGGGCGCGTTCAGCATATGGCTGCCGCCTGCCGTGGGCGAACAGGTCATGATTGCCTGTATCAATGGCGACCCCGCAACCGCCACCGTCATCGGCAGTCTCTGGAGCAGCGAACATCCTGCGCCCGGTAGCAGCCTGACGGAAATCGTGGTCACAGCGCCTGACGGCGCGGTGTTCCGCTACGATGCGGACGCAGGCGCGCTGAGCGCCAGCGGAATCAGAACAGCCACCATTCAGGCCGGAACGGGCGTGACGCTGGACACCCCCACCGTCACCTGCACAAACCATCTGAAAGCGGCAACGTTTGAGGTGACAGAAGGCGGAACCCTGAGTGGCAATATCTCGCACAGCGGCGGTGATTTCACCTCCAACGGTGTGACGCTGCACACGCACAAACACAGTGGCGTGAAGAGCGGCGGCGACACCACAGGAGACCCGCAGTGAGTGCACGTTTTCTGGGGATGAACCCCGAGGCCACCGGCACGCTCAGCGATACGGACCATCTGTGGAACAGCGTGAGGGATATTCTGCTGACACCGCTCGCCAGCCGGGTGATGCGCCGGGAATACGGCAGCCTGCTGCCGGATTTGCTGGATGCACCGATGAATGCCACAACCCGCCTTCAGTGCATGAGTGCCGTGGTGATTGCCCTGACACAGTGGGAGCCACGCATCGCCCTGAATGCCGTTGACATTCAGTGGGAGGCGGGCGGAAAAGCTGTTATCACCCTCACCGGCACGCTGACAGAAAGCCTGGAAACCGTACAGAACACACTGACACTCAGGAGCGACAATGCCAGCCGTTGACCTGTCGGAACTGCCGACACCACAGATTATTGAAACGCCGGATTTTGAAGTCATCCTGGCGGAGGTGAAAGAAAGCATGATTACGACATTCCCGCAGACACAGCAGGCTGCCGTCCGGTCAGCCATGGCGCTGGAGTCCGAACCGCTCACGGTCATCGCTCAGGCATTTGCACTGCGTGAGTTGCTGCTTCGCCAGCGAATTAATGAAGGGGCGGCGGCCTGTATGCTGAGCCATTCCACAGGTGACGACCTGGATAACCTCGCCGCCAACATGAACACCGCGCGACTGGTCATCACACCTGCCACGGACACCGCGGAGGCCGTCATGGAAAGCGACACAGCCCTGCGGCTGCGTGCGCAGTCTGCATTCGATGGCCTCAGCGTGGCCGGTCCCACCGGGGCGTATGAATATTTTGCCCGCAGTGCCAGCGGTCTGGTGGCGGACGCGCGCGCTACCAGCCCAGCACCGGCGGAAGTGGTGGTGGCAGTGCTGTCCACAGAAGGCGACGGTACGGCGACCGAAGCACTCCTGACGACGGTCAGAAATGCGCTGAATGCCGAAGACGTTCGCCCGGTCGGTGACCGCCTGACGGTGCAGAGTGCAGAAATCATCCGGTATCAGATTGATGCCCGGCTTTACTTTTATCCGGGGCCGGAGTCGGAACCCATCCTGAATGCAGCCAGAAATAACCTGAAAGCCTGGCTTGCTGAACAGGGCAAAATCGGTCGCGATGTGGCGCTTTCCGCCATCATGGCCGCGCTGCATGTTCAGGGCGTTCAGCGCGTGGAACTGACCAGTCCCGCACAGAATATTGTTATCAGCGATGTGCAGTCAGCGTACTGCACATCGTTCACGGTCAGCGCAGGGGGAACCAATGAGTGAGCCATCACTTCTTCCCCCTTCAGCCAGCGATTTCATGCGCTGCGTGGAGCGGGGAACAAGCCGGTTGTCAGCACTGCCTGTCAGCGTTAACCAGCTCTGGGATCCTGACACCTGCCCGGTGGCCCTGCTGCCTTATCTGGCGTGGGCGCTGTCCGTGGACAGGTGGGATCGTGACTGGACGGAAGAAACAAAGCGCCAGGTGATCCGTGATGCCTGGGCTATCCACCGCCATAAGGGAACCATCAGCGCCATCCGGCGTGTGGTTGAACCCTTTGGCTATGTCATTAACGTGACGGAGTGGTGGCAGAACGGCGACCCGCGCGGCACCTTCCGCATTGATATTGGTGTGCAGAATGCGGGTATCACAGAGGAAACGTACTCCGAGCTGACACGACTGATCGACGATGCCCGTCCGGTCAGCCGCCACCTTGCCTCGCTGAACATTATGCTGGATGCACAGGGAGTCGCACGTGTGTTTTCCGGCATGCACGACGGCAGTGAAACAACAATCTGGCCAGCCGCTTCTGCCGGTGTTGAGACTGTTTCGGTGTTCAGGGCATCCCCGGTTTTCTTTGACGGCGACATGCTCACCATTTACCCGCCGACACCGTCGGTATCTGTCGATGCGGGGATTGCCATGGGATTACGGGTTACGGGCGATGATGCGGTGACCGTGGAGCCACAGGCGGTGATGCAGATAACCACCACAACCGGAACCCTGACGGCATCAGTGGTATTTCTGGAGGATTCTTTGAGGATTTTTTCATGACTGTAAAATATTTTTCTGTTCTGACTGACAAAGGCGCAGCCCGTCTGGCAAGGGCGGTTGCCAGCGGCTCGAAAATATCCATCACCACCATGAAACTGGGGGATGGCGGCGGCAGTCTGCCGGAACCGGCTGCTTCCATGGAAAACCTGGTGAACACGGTATACAGTGCCCCACTGAATCAACTGAGCGTCAGCGCGTCCGATGCCAGCCAGCTTGTCGCCGAGATGATTATCCCGGAGGATAAAGGGGGGTTCTGGATCCGCGAGATTGGGCTTTTTGACAGCGACGGCGTGATGATTGCCGTGGCGAACTGCCCCGAAACCTACAAGCCCGTACTCGCCGAGGGAAGCGGGCGCACGCAGACAATTCGCATGATTGTTGTGGTTTCCAGTGCTTCATCCGTCGAGCTGAAAGTTGATCCCTCTGTCGTGCTCGCCACCCGCGCCTATGTTGAAGAATATGTTGCACAGGAAAAGGACTCTGTACCGCCGCTGCCTGATGTATGGATACCGTTTAACGATTCACTGGATATGCTTACGGGGTTCGCTCCGGGCTATAAAAAAATCACCATTGGTGATGATGTGGTTCAGGTTGCCAGTGATAAACAGGTTAGTTTCACGCGCGCATCAACGGCAACCTATATCAATAAATCTGGTGAACTGAAAACGGCGGAAATTAATGAGCCGCGATTTGAGCGCGAAGGTCTGCTGATTGAGGGGCAAAGAACAAACTACATGCTGAATTCGGAAACTCCGGCCAGCTGGGGCAAGTCAGTAAGTATGGATGTGCCCGAAACCGGGACAGATAGTTTTGGGTTTACTTATGGGAAGTTTGTCTGCAAGGATTCCATCATAGGGCAAACCTCGGCCATTAATATGGCATCAGTTGCTGCAACAGACGCGGTTGATGTTTCAGGCGATAATAAGTACGTGACAACCTCGTGCCGTTTCAAAACAGAACGACAGGTAAGATTGCGCATCAGGTTTGACAGGTATGATGGTAGTACAACAGATTTTCTTGGCGATGTGTACATTGATGCGCAATCGCTTGAAGTAAATATGACAGGCGGTGCTTCTGGCAGAATTACGGCACGAGTCAGAAAGGATAAGATGACAGGCTGGATTTTTGCTGAGGCAACAATTGAGGCAATTGATGGTGAGTTAAAAGTAGGCTCTCAGATACAGTACTCCCCCAGGCAGGGTGAGGGAACGGTATCTGGCGACTATATTTATCTGTCCACCCCACAAGTCGAAAACGGACCGTGTGCGTCATCATTTATTATTTCAGGGGCCAGCGCAACGACAAGAGCCAGTGATTTGGTTAGTATTCCCACTAAAAATAACCTGTATTCGCTTCCATTTAGTTTTTTAGTTGAAGTCCATAAAGAATGGGATGTTGCGCCAAATGCAGCCCCTCGCGTGTGGGATATAGCGGCAGCCAATACCGGGCAATCAGCAATCGCAGCAATCAACGGAAGTGGCGGTAAGTTATATATGAGTCTGTCAGACCCCTCAGGAACATATGTTAATAGTGCGGCGGCAGATGTATTTGCACAAAATGCCACGTTTGGATGTATTGCAAAATCTGATGGTAAGTTTCATGTAGTGACGAATGGTGAAGCGGTTAGTGAAGTTTATTGTGAATATAATGGTGTGACCGCTGATAAGAATATCCGATTTGGAGGGCAGACAAATACTGGAGAACGACATCTGTTTGGTCACATTCGTAATTTCCGTATATGGCACAAAGAATTAAATGACAGGCAATTAAGAGAGACCGTATGAAAGATTTGACTTTGAAGTTTCATGACAAACAGCAGTTTAAAGCCCTCCTGTCATCTCTTTGCTGGGAGGAAAATGAAGACCTCCAGAACAAACTGTTAGTTGATGAAATTGGTTTCACCTATACAGAAACAGGGGAAAATGAAGAGGGAGAACCTGTATGTATCCGGAATGACGGTTATTTTGTCAACGTTCGTATCCTTGATGACTCGTTTGATGTTTCTGTGTTCTCTGATTATGTGGTGGAGCTGGAAACACCGCTTCGGGAATGGAGCTGAAGGGAGAAAATAATGGATATAAGCCCCTTGCTTCATGCACTTTGTGCTGTGGCTGCGCAGCTTCTGGCTGGGCTTTTCACCGGAAACTGGGCTTATGGTGCGGTAGCTGGCTGTACGTTCTTCATTGCACGTGAACACACCCAGGCAGAATATCGCTGGATTGAAAAATTCGGGAAAGGGAAACGAATTAACATGCCATGGTGGGGTGGTTTTGATCCGCGCGTGTGGGATGCCGGAAGCCTGATGGATTTTGCTGTACCGGTGGCAACATGCCTGTTCTTCTGGCTGTCGGTTAGTTACTGGTGAAATCACGCCACCACCTCGTTATCTGTATGAGGTGGTGGCGTCAGGTTAAGGGAATGCGTTCAACGACGACGATTTGTCTTTAAGCGTATTCAGTGATTCCCCACACAGATGCAGGCTGAAGTTTCTCCCACATATCCTCATCACACCATTGAAAGCCTGCAGGAAACTCAATTCTTTCAGGCAAGCTTCAGAAAATTATAAATTTCACCAGATACAATTAAAATGATTTACAACGAAATCCCCTGCTGCCGGAGGCAAAAGAGGGGATCAGCATCTGGCAATCTGAGTTGTTGCCTGGCACTATCAGTGATGAATACAGATGAAGCCTGGCTGCGTGGATTGAATACATTAAAGAACTTCAGCAGGTGACTTTCACTTCCGTGAAGGACAAAGATTATTACAATGCGCTGGTATGGCCTGAATCGCCATCAAAGGGGGTTTTACAGAAGGCATAATATATTTATAATCCCGCAGCGTTATACACATGCAAACATTCTTTGCCCGCCCCGTGCGGGCTTTTTTTTTACCACAAAGATACAGTAACAGACAAAATTGTAATCAGAGCAACAAAATCGCAGGAAACATTTTCATCGATGACGATAATAATTAAAAATATTGTTTCAATAACGCCAACCCAATATAATCCCTTCCGGAACATAGAACTTTAAATCTTCACACAATGCATGTTGCCCTCTTTATGAGGGCTTTTTTATTTCCCGAATATCACCATTGCCTTCATCGGGCGATTTATATATAGTGAGAATGTATTGACAACATTTGCTTTTCTTCCATAACGGGTATAAGGGAGTGTTTTTTACACTCCCTTCTTTTTATTCAGAATGCCGCTGTCGCCATTTTGTCTTTAAGCGTGTTCAGTAATTCACCCGCAGAAGCTGACTGAAGTTTCTCCCTCATATCCTCATCACACCGCTGAAAACTGACAGAAAACTCAATCTTTTTTGCCTTTCCGTAACGATCCAGTTCGGAGCGGGTGGTCTGTAATCCCGTAATCACGTACATTCCGTAAATCTGCCCCGTGCCATCAATCAGCGGCCAGGGACATCCGGTGTAGGCCTGAGTGTTCAGTAGTGTCAGTGACACCTCACCGCCGGTAATTTCG